ACCACAGCTGGTAAAGCTGTACGACTAGGGGCTTATGGCGGGGGTGTAACTGCTGGTCAAGAGGCGTTACTACACAGCCTTCAGGACCAACGGACCATGAAGGAGTCCATATATGGCATAGCAGCTGGTGGTCTGTTTGGCGGCTCTTTGGGCGCTATGCACGGTGTCCTCAGTAAACAACACGTTCTACACCCAGAGAACCCTAATAATCCGTTCGACGACGGCGCTCCTCCTAATGTTGTCGGAGGGCGTCCTGGAGACGCTGATGGAGACGCTGTATCAATAAGGCAAGAGAAGCAGCCTGATGGTACTTTCAAGACAGTGTACCATAGTCTGCGAGACGAACCTCAGAACACAGCGCTTTCCTTTGTAGACGACAGCGGCAACACTATTGCCATCGACCGTAACGCTCCTATTAGCCAGTTTGAAAACGGTCTTCCTACAGGAACTCAAAGATCTACTGGTCGCGTTGGTCCTGATGAATCTACAGCTGGTGCTGCTCAGGTTAAAGCTGTAGAGGCACCTAAGATTCTGAACACAGGACGTATTGGTCGAGCGTTAGCTAAAGCTATTCCAAAGCTTCGTATGCTTATGTCTCCGATTAGCGGAGTACGAGCCACAATGCAAAAACTATCAGACACAGGAGGCGTTATCCTTGAGTCTATGGGTACTGGTGGTTCTCCAGGAAGAACAGCCACTGACGTAAAAGCAGGCCTTGAGCTTAGCTACACAGAGTTTGCAATAGGCGTTAAGGAAAAAGCTGGTGACCTGATTGCCAAGATAGGCGGTCCTTCGACCCGTGCGAAACTTACGCTTCAGGAAGCCAAGACCGACGCACTAAGGTTTATGGGTGACGTAAAAAAGGTCGCCACGGGCGAACAGCGTCAAAAGATATACATCAAGGACGATGGCCACTTAGAAGAAGAAGAGATCGCTGCGTTAGTTCGTATGACAGCAATGCGATACGACGATGCTAACCCTATCTCAAAGCTAAATGTAGATAAGCTTGAGGCACGGTTTGGTGCTGATAACACTAAGACCATCTTGGCTGCGGCGAAAGACATGGCTGATGATGTACACGCCCAGAACAAAAAGATGGAACAGTTCCTACGTGATACGCTTGAGGTTCCTGAAGAGCAGCTTCTAGGCAAAGACTATGTCATGGCTCACATCTATCTTAGGGACGCTGTGGCTGCTGATCGTGCGGGCTTTGAGGAGATACTGCTTCGTAAGCTTCTGGATGATCCAACGGAAGAGTTCCTAAACGACGTTGACGGCTTTGGTGGGGCTATCACGCCCGACGAGTTTGCAGCTCTAGGCAAACAAGACATCACCATTAACGGCATTGATTACAATACCAAAACAGGACTGGTAGCAAAGGTTGATATTCTTGAGTCTTGGTCTGGAGACGTGTACGAGCGGGCTCTTCTAGAAGCTGAGATCAATCTGGATATTGCCCTTCAGGTCGCTAAGGACTCGAAGAGGGAAGCTGTTCTAGCTGCTCGTGACGCTAGGAAAACAGACACCGAGATTAAAAACGGGTCTATCAAAGAAGCTGTTGATATAAAAGAGCTGCGCCTTAAAGACATAGAAGGCAAAAAGCTAGAGAGGGCAGAGGCCAAACGAAAAGAACAAGAGCTAGATACTGAAATAAGAATCTTAGAAGACGAACAAAATGTAACGTTCAACCAGTTTCTTGACACTAACAAACAAGCTAAGGCCTTTAGAGATAAACTAAAGGGCGCACAAGCTTACGAAGAAAAGATTAAAAAGTGGGAAGGCTACTTTGACAACGTTTCTGAAGCATTTGACGAAATGTTTAATGCCCAGAAACTTACAAGACAGGCTGCAGACGAACTTGAAACACAGCCTCTTAAGATGGCGCAGGCTGAACAAGCGCTAAAGAAACCTAGAAGCCTTGTGCTTTCGAGACTTAATGAACGAAAGGCATCGCTTGATCAAAAAGCTAAAGAGATCGATGTCGAACTAAGCAGGCTAACGGCCAGGGTCGAAGAGCTTACGGATCGTATAGACATACACCAAGCTAACTTAGAAAACCTTAAGGCCAAACGCAAAGCATTGACCGCCCGTCGTTCAGAGACAACGCGCCAAGCTGGTAAAGACAAGACCGCTGCGAAGAAGGCCAAAAAGATCGCACGGGCCAAAGGTAAAGACGCGCCTGTACACGAGTACGTTAAGCGCCTTGTGGGCGACATCGCGTCAGGCAATCGTCTCCCAGGGTCTATTGACGCCGTAGAGTCCTCCATGAGCAACCGCTTGAAGAAGCGTCAGATCACGTGGACCAACGAAGAGATGGACGAGTTGTTCGATAGAGGCTTCATGAGCGACGACTTGTTCGGAACAATGGACATAACCAACAGAGAGCTGTCGGCACTGATAGGCCTTAAGCAGACTTTTGGAACCACAGATACCATTAAGATCGTGAACGACGCTGTTGCAGCTGTAACCGAAAAGATCAGAGATCCTAACATTAGTGATCGATACAAGCGTCAGCTACAGACGCACGCTAAAGACGTTAAAGAATCTATGACTGGTATGCTGGACGAGTACATGGGTCGTGCGGGTCCAAAGCCCACAGACAATAACTTGGTAAACACGTTGGCTTGGTCTGCTGATAAACTTAGGAAATGGGCATTCGGCGTCTATGGTCCAGGGTTTATGATTGGGTCTTTTACTGACTTTGCCCAGAAAGCTTTGGTCAACGGGTTCCACGCTGACAGCGCTTTGTTAATGCGTAATGCTGCGGACATGTTCAGAGACGTAAGCAAGTCTGAGTTAACAACCATTGTGGCCCACTTAGAAAACATGATGCAGAACAACAGAGCGCTTTCTTTATCTAACATTGAACAAGAGCGTCTTCCAGGTGCTTTAGGACAACAAGGAAGCCGTACCTACGCTGCTACTAATCTAGTGTCACGAGCGGCTAACAGTCTTACTAATGGTGTGTCCATCTACAGCGGTATGCAGTGGTGGAACACACGTGGCAAGCTAACAGCTCTAAACGCCATGCAGCACCATCTGGTCAAAGACATAGGTGACTACGAGTCTGTATTAGCAAAGGCTACTGCCGGAGACCTGAAGGCACAAAAGCTAATCTCCAAGTACGCAAGTTTTGACTTAGGCCGTGAGAACATGGCTCTCATCAAGAAGATGATAGACAAGTACCCACCTGTGAACAACAAGGGTGTGTTCGAACTAGACTGGCATCGTTGGCACGAAGCGGGACCAGAAGGCGATCAGGCCGTAAAGAGCCTTACAGCCGCTATGATGCGTAATGCTAACCAGGCGATTACGACTCCGGGCCTTGGCGAGAAGCCTTTGTTCATGAGTAACCCTGTGTTCAAGACCATCTTCCAGTTCCAGACCTTTGGGTTCGTTTCGGTCCCTAAGACCATATTGCCTGCCATACAGCGCGGAATGAACTACAAAGACGCAGAGATTCTCTTGTACTTAGCATATGTGTCTGCCCTTGGTAGCATGGTTCTTGTTGCCAAAGATCTCATTAGAGACGGTGAGGTCAAAGAGCGTACTGAAACCGAATGGGCCTATGACATCTTTGACCGTGCAGGTCTTACAAACTACCTAAGCCAACCAACAGCAGCTGTGTGGGCAATCGTAACCAGTATGGCTGGATACCCAAGCACACCTGGGCGTTATGGAAATGCTCCTATATCGGGCCTATTAGGTGGCCCAGGGTTAGGTGTAGCAGACAGGCTGGCCACAGGAGTACGAGGAGCTTTCGAAGGGGATATAGATAAGGCTGCTAAAAACCTTGGGAAAGCGCTTCCTTATAGACAAATGTTTGGCGTCCTATCACAAATAGCAGAGGAGTAGAACTAATGCCTTACGCAAAAGATAGCTACACAGGCAACAGTTCTACGACGGACTTTGTCATCTCGTTCCCTTACATCGAAGCGGCTCATGTGGTCGTTAAGGTCGATGGTATCACTAAGACAAACCCAGACGACTACACGTTCACCACAGACCCCCAGAAGATCCGGTTCTCTACAGCTCCAGCTAGTGGTGCCATTGTTCTTCTAGTTAGGTCTACGTCTCAAACAGCACGTCTTGTGGACTATCAGAGCGGTGGGGTTCTTAGTGAAGAGATCTTAGACAACGATAGCCTGCAAGCTTTCTATCTGACTCAGGAAGTGTGGGACATCTCAGAGGAAGGATCAGTAGCTGTTGGGACCACAACAACAAGCGCGGCTGGTGGAAGTGCTTCTGTTGTCAACGCTGGTACTTCTACAAACTCTATCCTGAACTTCACGATACCTCGTGGGCCTACAGGGCCAACAGGTGCTACTGGTGCTCAAGGCCCAACAGGTGGTGTCCCTGGCACTGATGGTGCTGATGGTGCTGATGGTGCTGATAGTATCTTTTTGGCTATTGCCTCACAAGCTGAAGCAGAGACAGGAACAGACAACACTAAAGGCATGACGCCCCTGCGAGTTAAACAAGCAGCGTTCCCTGCTGTAAGCGCAGCCACAAACGGTTACATAGAGCTAGGCGGTGGTATCCTAATGCAGTGGGGATACAAGGCTGACACAGGAACATCAATGCAAATAGATTATCCAATTTCATTTACCTCAGCTGTGTACTCAATCCAATGCACTATGGTGTGGGACACCGCCAACTATCAAAACATGACTATAGATACCGACTACGCTACAAGCTTGGACCACTTCGACATCCAGTGGGACTCAGCGGCTGCTGGTATTCTTTGGTTTGCAATAGGAGTTTAAGATATGGCATACGCTAAAGATACCTACACAGCAACAGGATCTACGGACCTCTTTGACGTTTCGTTTCCCTATTTGTCTCAAAGCCACGTCAAGGTTTATGTTGACGATCTTCTTGATGTATCGATTGTCTGGGTAAACGACAGCCGCATCCAGCTTTCCTCTGTGCCAACTGGTGGAGCTTTTGTTTCTATTGAGCGTCAGACCTCACCTGGGCAGCGCCTTATTGACTATCAGACTGGTGGTATCTTAAGCGAAGAGACGCTTGATACAGACAGCCTACAGTCTTTCTATCTGGCCCAAGAGTCTTTGGACGGTGTTGTTGACAGGGTGGCTTCAGCTACGGTTGACACGTTCTCAGCTGATGGCAGCACCATATCTTTTGGTCTAAGCACAACACCTATCAGCGCTGAGAACACGAACGTCTTTGTGAGCGGTGTGTACCAACAGAAAAGCAAATATGCAATCAACGGACAGGCCATTGCGTTCGATGAGTACCCACCGCCTGGTACTAATAACATACAGGTGATGTCGTACTACAACGCTCCAGGAACGTCGTCTATTGATACGTTCTCAGCTAACGGAAGCACGACAGTCTTCACACTGACATCGACACCTACGTCTAAAAGCTTAACTAATGTCTTCGTTAATGGCGTCTATCAGAACAAAGATACCTACGAAATCTCAGGAACAACGCTGACTTTTGATAGCGACCCGCCGCCTGGTACTAATAATGTTGAAGCTGTTGTTCACACAGTATCAATAGCCTCTACAGGTGCTTTTGGTCCTACAGGCGCTACTGGTACTACAGGCGCTACTGGTACTAATGGTGCTACAGGCGCTACTGGTCCTACAGGCGCTAATGGTACTAATGGTACTAATGGCGCTACAGGCGCTACTGGTCCTACAGGCGCTAATGGTACTGATGGTACTAATGGTACTAATGGCGCTACAGGCGCTACTGGTCCTACAGGTGCTACAGGCGCTACAGGTGGTACTGATGGTACTGATGGTACTACTGGTCCTACAGGCGCTACAGGCGCTACTGGTCCTACAGGTGCTACAGGTACTAATGGTACTAATGGTACTAATGGTACTAATGGTACTGATGGTACTAATGGTACTGATGGTACTGATGGTACTACAGGCGCTACTGGGCCAGCAGCCTCGACCCCGGCGACCCGAACTGCGCTGAAGGCATTGGCCACTGGGACGATCAAGGTGGCGTATTTAACTGAGGTTGGCCGTGAAGGCGCGTGGTCTTATAGGCTTGGCAACTATTCCACTAAGGTAACGGCGGACACTTTGGAGGCGATGTTTATGGCCGCTGACGGCATCGCCACGACGGTCGGCGCATGGGTCCGCGATGATGCCAGAGAGCTTAATATCACCTGGGCAGGGGCATTGGGCGACGGGGTGACAGACAACTCGACGGTAATCCAGGCGTGTATCAATCTGGCGTCCGCGATGGGTGGCTATCGCCTGTTCGTGCCGAAAGGGACGTTCCTCTGTCAGACTACGCTCACACAGCCGCATCGGGTTGGCTGGGTCGGCATTGGCGTTTCATCCATCATTGAGACCGGCGCGTCGATCACTGATTATCTGATTAAAACATCAGGGAATTTGTATGAAATCGGTGATGAGGGTTTCTTTGAACTCATGCGTGATCTTCGGCTGTCATCCGGTAGCAATACGGCGGCGATCACGTTGTTTCGGTCTGAGTGGCATTACAATAAAATCAGGCAAGTCGGCGTCAGCTACCAGTTGAATGCGTCATATAATCAAATCGGCTTTGATGCACTGCATACGGATCCAGAGAACGATGCCAATTTTCTTTACCATAATGAGTTCGTAAACTGCGATTGGGATGACGCCAAAGATGTTGCTTGCCGACTCCGTGGTAGCCAAGCGAGGGTACGTCGATCGAATAATAACACATGGTCAAACTGCGCCTGGACAGGATGCGAGGTCAATGTTGAAGTTGACGGCTTCACTAACGTCGTGCGCGACAGCCTAAGCAATAAGCCTGCTAACCCGGTTACAAACAACAATGAAGGCGGTTCAACATTCCGGTTCAAAATGAGCGGTGCCAGCAATAAGATTGATAGCTGTTGGATTGAGGCCGGATCGACATTCGTGCCAGTTATGGGGCAGGCGTCTAATGGCGCTACGTCTGCTGGCGCGGTAGATAGCGAAGATACATATATTCTAAGCAACACGAACCAGATTGCCGATCTTGGGGTCTACAGCGCTTACCCAAGTGTTGCCGGGCAATCAGCGACGCAACATAACACAACAGATTTCACCATCACAAATCTAGCGCAGGCTAATGTCGCCAAAATGGATGTTGGTTGCACGATCCTAGTCTATAATGGCTATGATGCTGATGCGATAACGACACTGGCGAGCATATCGGGCGTAAATCACACGCGGTTTAGCTGCAATGATGCTGTGGTGACAAGCAAAGTCATTGGCGTTCGACGCCTGGAAAGCGTGACAGAAAAGGCGGCTTTGTCGATAACCGCGATTACGAATACAGATATGCTTGACGCAGAAGGAGAGACTGTAACTGTACTTGTTGACGAAGTAGAAGTGACAGTAAGTACCCCTCTTGTGACCGTCAATGCTGAGCCGCCTGCCGATGGCGATAAGGTTTACATCAGTGGCGTTGTTGGCATGACTGAAGTAAACGGCAATCATTACATTGTCTCGGATAGGACAACATCGCCAAACACATTCAAGTTGAAAACAACGGCCACGGTTCCAACCTATGTAAATAGTTCAGGATATACAGATTATTCATCTGCTGGCGCGGTAAGCTCCTACATCTTCACTGCCATAGGCGACGTTCAATCTATCTACGCCATCGGTGATCTTGTCTGGGTAGAACGGTCGGGCGGGTGGTATTCCTCATCTGTGACGGCGCGGGCTCTGTCTGGCGGTAATACGGATGTAACTCTAGCCGATCCGATTGTGTTCTCTGATGCGCTCTATGCCTATGCCGGACAATCTTATCATCGATCTCGCGTGTTTTACAACAACGATCGAGTGCAGCCACAGATTACCGTATCTGATTCGCTGGATGTCGCTGGTTCGGTGGCGCTCGCTGGGGTGAATACGGTCGCTGGCCTAGTGCTGTCGGCGGCAAGCACATACACCATCGCGGCGGGTACGGCTAGTATCACGGACGCCAAACAGACATTCGCCAAGATAGCGGTCCAATCTGGAACGATTGATAATCTGTTCACGCTTACAATGACGGGCGTGGCAGCCGGTCAGATATTAGTAATTCAGGCTGATGACGAAGCAAAAACCATCGTCTGCAAGCACGGCGGCGGCAATCTATACCTGAGTGGTGCTGCGGATTTTAGTCTTGATAGTGTAAAAAACAAGCTGATGTTGATTAGTGATGGCACTGATTGGCATCAGATTGCCGGGTCGAGCAATATAGCTCCACCGGAAGAAGAAGGCGGACCCTGATCCGTAGCGGTCAAACTCATGTGGGGGCGAGCACGACAACACAACTTTCTAATTTAACAGTGGTCTAAAAAGGACATAAAATTATGACATTCTCAGGAGTCTTCGGAACCCAAGTCACTTCCGAAATGATCGAACAAACACTAACTGATAAAAACCTAGAAGGCACCAGTAACCTAAACATTCGTCACAGCTCTTATGTAAGCAGCCTGGGCATCGGCACGAGCGCGCTTGAGGATTCGTCTGGGGCCGGGGATACGGCGGTCGGGGTCTCGGCTCTCAAGCAAAACACGACAGGCCCTCGCAATACGGCGGTCGGCAACCAGGCGTTGCGAGATAATACGACATCGGGCAATTCGACAGCGGTCGGTTATAACGCCCTTGCGCAAAACAATGGTGCGCAAAATCAAGCCTTTGGCGCGTATGCTTTAGACGCCAACACAACTGGGATTTACAACTGTGCCTATGGCTATCAAGCCCTCGGAGCCAACGTCTCAGGCAATCACAACGTGGCGGTCGGTGCTCGGAATGTTCTGACATCGTGCGTGTCTGGAAGTGGGAATGTGGCTGTTGGCGGTTACGTCACTTTGACCAACCTGGACGACGGCGACTACAACGTGGCGGTTGGCTATTGGGCTGGCAGTGACTTAGAAGGCGGTTCCAACAACGTCCTAGTCGGGCGGAGCGCGGGGGCCAGCATCGTTGACGCTGATTCAAACACTTGCGTCGGCTACAACACGGGAAACGATATAAGCAGCGGCGGTCTCAATACTTGCGTCGGCTTCAACGCGGGCAATACGCTGACCACAGGGTCAAATAATACCCTGCTGGGCCGGGACGCAACACCTTCATCGGCTACTGTATCTAACGAAATTACCTTGGGTAACGCGAACGTAACATCTCTTCGTTGTCAGCAAACAAGCATTACTGCATTGTCAGACGCTAGGGACAAAGACGAAATCCAAGACCTAAGCCTTGGGCTAGACTATATCCAACAGGTCCGACCAGTCGAGTTTGTCTGGCAGATGCGTGATGGTGCTGTCACAGACAAGAAAGACTTTGGGTTTATTGCTCAGGAAATGATGGCTGTCGAGGATGCTAACGATGCTGAGTGGGTCAGCAGTGTTCTGCGTACCAATCCAGAGCGCCTTGAGGTAGCACCTGCACAGCTCCTGCCTATTGCTGTTAAAGCTATCCAAGAGTTGTCGGCACAGCTTGACGAACTTAAGGCTAAAGTAGATTCCTGTAAGTGCCGAAAAGGTAAGTAACATGAGTGAAATCACAAGCGAGCAAATTGCAGCCAACTACGCAGCTATGATTGTTGTCTCAGGTAGGATCAACAAGATTGTTGCAGGGACTAAGATGGCTGACAGCACAGCAGAAGAAAAACAGGAATCCATTGATACCTGTGTTGGACACTTGCGGTTGATGGTAGGTCAAAGCTATTGGACTACTGAAGATATGGAACCCATTAGCGCAGCAATCACCGCTGGCCTAAGTTATTAAAGGAGCCTACTAATGTCCACTAAAGTTCAAGCGTCTCTAACTAACGGACAAGCAACAACGTCTGTTCTTCTAACAGCTGGCTCTTTTAACTTATCGATCTCAGGAACCTTTACGGGTACTGTTACCGTTAAGCGTAGCCCAGACAACGCAACCTTCTTTGATGTCGATACTTTCACAGCTCCAACGGAAGAAGTAGGCACAGACCCAGAGAACACTTACTACAAGGTAGGATACGCAGGCTCAGGAACTGCTGTTATCCGTATTGGTGAATACCAAGGAACCTAAAAGTGAACCGTTCT